GATCAGGAAGCAAAGATAACCTACTTTAAGATTAAGACACGTGATGAGAAAGTGGCAGATGATATGGCTAAGTCAAAAGGAGAGAAGACTGAGGGCTACTGGGACGATGTTGAATTGAGAGAGGAACCGGGTCAAACTACCATTACTTGGAAGAATAAGGAATACGACGGAAACGACCAGCACGTCGTCATTGACAAGATAAGTAAGGAAACAAGATTCGTTGATGACAACTGGCACATGGAGGCCGGTGGAGAGGATATAGCGAAGGACGACTGGATGGAATGGGCCATAACCCCAAACAAGAGTAAAACTGCAAAGTCACTTAAAAAAACAGTTGATGAAATAGATGACGCTATACTTGATGGACAGTCTGTTAATGATATGGACAATCACTACGCGGACATGTTCAGGAGCTATGTTGACTCTTTTTCCCCTGCCGGAAACATATTTGGAACACCGGAAAGAATGGTTAAAAAAATTATAAAAAGAGATGCATTAAGAAAAGAAAAAATATATAATGACCAACAGGTGAGAAATTTAAAGGAAAAGGAAATGCTGGATTGGGAAGAACAGTTCCGTGGAGGAAAAGGCATGCATGCATACAACCGTGGTGGAATGAGCATGAGTGATTATCCACGTCATAATTTGGATATGGATAGGGTTTTGGATTCAATGTCATTTGTAGAAAGTACAAATAATCCAAGTGCAATAGGATCAAGAGTAGTGCGAACAGCAAGAGACAAAAAATATCCTCAAGATTTTGATCATAGAAAACAGCAGGCTGAAAAAGCTCGTGGACAATATCAAATACTTCCGTCCACGGCAAGACAACCTGGTTACGGAGTTACAGCATGGCCTAATTTTTCTGATGCAGGACAATGGGACAATCCAGACTTATCTAGAGATTTTTCTAAACGATATTTGACTGGATTGTTAAATCACAATAAAGGAAATTGGTTTGCAGCTCTAAGCCAATACGGAGGAGTTAAAGATCCTTCTGACTCTACGTACTGGGATTTGATTATGAATCAATACAACAAAGGCGGAATAGCAAGAAGACCAAATGCGGTTCCACCGGAAAAAGGACCTGACCCATATGGAACATTCATTGACGAGTCAGTTTCACAGGTAATGAACAGTCCTTCGGAATTCATGGGCTCACAGTTCATTCAGAAGTTCAACAAGGGGGGATTCGTAAAGAAAAACGCGCCTAAGGTTATTGGAAAGCTAACGAACTACAAGCCGAAGCTGACTATGTCAGATGTCCTTAAGAACATCCAGAAAACAAAGAAAGCTAAACCATTAAATAAACCTTGGGCCGTGTTCGACGAGAAAGGAAATCCCATAATTGATTTCAAGATCAAGAAGGATGCCGATACATGGTTGAAGCAGGAAAAGGGGCATCAATCAGGAGATGAGTATTACACAAGAACGTTAAATTACAAGGTAGGAAAGAAAACCATAGCAGAGGAAACAATTGAAGAGCCAGGCGCACTATTCTGGGGCTCGCGTGAAAAGATCATAGGAGCGCCGTCAGAGGCCATGACTGGAACGCAGTGGCTTCAGTACATGAAGATAGGAAAGCACGGCATATTGAATCCAAAGGGATACCCACGAATTAAGGACATGGAGCTGAACGACACGTCGCTTGCGCCTTGGCTTTCAAGACAGGGAAACAAGACAGTTTCAAAGGATGTCCTTGTAAAGCAATTTGATGCGATGGCACCGAAGATGGAAGTTACTGTATTAGGTGAAACAACTGGATCACGTATTATTAGTGACTTATCGAGCAAATTAAAGGAAGTGGACACACAGGCGATACGTAATCCGGCGATTAAGGGATTTTTTGATTATGTTAAGGCCGTGATGCCACAGCTTAAAGAGTCCACTACTGATGATGCGGCTAAGGGAATACTTAAGGGAATTGATGACATGGTGTTCAATAATTTCGGCGTCAAGGACGCTTTGACTGAAGGTGTTCCGCAAAGATTCCCCTTCGAGATGAAGGAAGTCCTTCAGCAGCTGTCAACGGCACTAGGAAGAAGAACGGCTGGGTTCAAGACATATAAGAGAGACCCTCAGCACCGTGGAACGCAGACGATGGCCGGTGGAGACAACTACAGGGAATTTTTATTTAAGTACAAACCTGGCAGCTTGCGGCAGACGGAGCCGCAATACAAGTATGCGCATGACTTTAATTTAGAGACTGCAGATCGAATGGGTGGCGTTGTCCATGCAAGAACATCCGACCGTGCGGACCAGTTCGGAAGAAGGCTTCTTCACATAGAGGAGATCCAGTCCGACATGCACCAGAAGGTCAACATGGCGCAAAGACAATTAAAGAAAATGCATTCTGATTGGGCGAAAGCAGGAAAGACTCCTGAAGGCGAATACAAAAAGATGACTAAAAACCAGAAGGAAACTTATGACAAGCTGGTTGCATCCGGCAAATACGCGCCGCGTGGGGATTTGCAGGAGGAAATAGCAACAGCAAATGAGCAGCATCTACTTCTTGTAAAGGCCAAGATTGATGATTTATTGATGCAGAAACAAACCCCGGCAATTAGAACTAGGATTAACAGGCTTAATGCGGAACGCAGAAAGGTCAGAAAAATGATTGAGGAAGAAAAGGCCAAGATGGCGGAAGGATCCCATAGCGGAGTTCCCCAAGGCCCACTAAGCAAGACGGAGGACTACAATGAATTCATCATGAAATATATGCTTAAAGTTGCACGCGAGGGTGGTTATGACGGCATCACAATCAATACTCCAGCAATCAAGAATTTGGGAATGAGCGTTACAGGAAGGGACTATAAGGGCAACCTCATTGCCTACGGCCCAATGGCGCAAGGTGCCATGAAGAAGGCAGCAAATAAAAGTGGTGCAAAATTTATGAAAACATATATAGTGGATGATGATAAAAGGGCATGGGAAGTTCCAATGATATTAATCAAGGAAAATAAGGCTGCAGAATCGCTTATTGACAAGGGCCTTCCTATCTATAAAAAAGGGGGAATCGTTAAAAAATAATGCCACCAAAAAATCCAAACAACAATATAGAGAACGCTTTAGGGTCTTTGACTGACGCATTGGAAATAGAGCCAACAGGCGAAGAAATACAATTGGAGCCTGATCAAAAAATTTCTGATCCTAATGTTGAAATAACTGAAACAGCAGAGGGCGGTGCGGATGTAAATTTTGATCCCAACGCGCCCATTGACACAGCAAACATTCCACATGATGCCAATTTGGCAGACTACATTGATGACACAGAATTACGTAGATTTGCAATAAATCTAGTAGCCGATTTCGAAACGGATAGGGAGTCAAGGAAAGATTGGGAAGATACCTATATCAAAGGCCTTGACATGTTAGGTTTCAAATATGAAAACCGAACCCAACCGTTCGAAGGAGCGTCCGGGGTCGTTCACCCCTTACTCGCTGAATCTGTAACGCAGTTTCAAGCCCAAGCGTATAAGGAACTTCTCCCCCCAAGCGGCCCCGTTCGTACTCAAGTTGTAGGACTTTCCACTCCTGAAATTCAGGATCAGGCAAAGCGCGTACAGCAATTCATGAACTATCAGATAGTGGATGTCATGAAAGAGTATGATCCGGACATGGACCAGTTATTATTCTATCTTCCTCTTGCAGGATCAGCTTTCAAGAAAGTTTATTATGACAGTTTGTTAAAGCGTGCTGTTGCAAAATTTATTTCTGGAGAAGACTTGATAATTAATTATATGGCAACGGATCTGGAGAATGCAGATAGAGTTACGCACGTTATTAAAACAAGCGCCAATGATATTAGAAAACAGCAATTGCAAGAATTTTACCGCGACATTGAATTACCAAGTGGAACAGTTGAAACAAGCGAAGTTCAGGAAAAAGTAAATACACTAGAAGGAGTTCAAAGGGAATATACGGATAAGGATGATGAGCATACAATTTTGGAAATGCATGTCAATGCGGATGTTCCAGGATTTGAAGATGAAAGCGGAGTTAAGCTTCCCTACATTATTTCCATTGACGAATATTCAACTGAAGTTTTATCCATCAGAAGAAACTGGAAAGAAGGCGATTCAAACTTTGCAAAGAATGATTATTTTGTACACTACAAGTTCCTCCCAGGACTAGGCTTTTACGGCTTTGGTCTAATACATATGCTAGGTGGATTGTCAAGAACTGCGACAAGTGTTTTGCGACAATTAATTGATGCAGGTACTCTTGCCAATCTGCCAGCAGGTTTCAAGGCACGTGGAATGCGTATACGCGACCATGACGAGCCATTGCAGCCAGGAGAATTCAGGGATGTTGATGTAACAGGAGTTTCCATCAAGGAATCATTATTACCGCTTCCATACAAGGAACCTTCACAGGTTCTGTTTGCTCTTTTAGGATTCGCAGTTGATGCAGGAAAATCTTTTGCAGCTATTGCCGATATGAAAATGGGCGAAGGAAATGAACAGAATCCAGTTGGAACAACTCTAGCTCTTTTGGAAAGAGGAACTAAAGTCATGAGTGCAATTCATAAGAGAATGCACTATGCACAAAAAATTGAATTCAAGTTATTGGCAAAAGTATTCCAATTATATCTTCCACCTGAATATCCGTATCAGGTTGTTGGAGGAAACCAAATGATCAAGCAAACGGATTTTGATGATCGTGTTGATATCATTCCTGTTTCAGATCCAAATATATTCTCAATGGCACAGCGTGTCACATTGGCACAACAGCAATTACAATTAGCAACCGCTAATCCAGGACTTCATAATATGCGTGAAGCGTATAGAAGAATGTATGATGCCATGGGAGTGGATAACGTGGAGGCAATTTTAAAGCCTGATCCTGAATTACCGGAACCTATGAGTCCTGCAACAGAGAATGCAGGGGCAATGAATGGAAAGGCCCCTAAGGCATTTCCGTTTCAAGACCATGAAGCGCATATTAAAACGCACGCGGAATTTATGTTTACAAGAATGGTTCAGATTAACCCACAGGTATATTCCATGCTGCAGGCGCACATTTGTGAGCATCTTAGCATGATGGCTGCGGCACAGGTTCAGGAGGAATTCAAGCCTCAAATGGAACAGATGCAACAGGCACAGCAACAGGCACAGCAAAATCCACAAATGGCACAGCAGGTAGAACAGCAAATGCAACAATTAATTAATGCACAGGCTGCAAAGCAAGCTCAAATAGAGGCTAAGATGACAGCATCATTAGCACAAGATGAAGAAGCTCGAATGAAACGAGAAGCGGAAGATCCACTAATCAAGCTTAAACAGCAAGAGATTGACCTTAAGGCTATGGAAACACAAGCTAAGCTTTCAAAAGATATGATGGTTGATGCTGAAAAGCTTGACATTGAACGCGACAAGCTGGAGGCAGATACAAGTATTAACTTGATGAAAGCTGCTGCAGATGTTAGTAAGGAAGATTCCGAAGAAGCGATGACTCTCTTCAAGGAGAATATGATTAATTCTAGGGATGCAATGAAGCAACGCTCAGCGGAAAGAATTGCGAGGGAAAATGCAAAAAGCAAAACGAATGGAACTACTAAAAAATAAAGTAGATAAAATTGCTAGTGCTATGAAAAAATTTGAAGATTTGGCCAATAGTGAAATTAACAATAATGAAGAATATCTGCAGGTATGCGGTGCACTCTTGGCAGTCACTAGAAACATGTATGTAGATGCCTTAGGTCCTCATGGCGCAGCTCGAATGTTCCAGGAAGTAGCGAATACTTTTGTTATTCAGGAGGAATTATTGGAACAATATTATGATATGGAAAAACCAACGATACACTAATGCCATTTAGATCTGAAAAGCAACGCAAATGGATGTGGGCCAACAAGCCTGCAATGGCTGAGAAATGGACAAAGGAACATGGCAGCAAGCCTGTCAAGAAAAAAAGAGGTGGATTATTTCATGCAAAAGGCTATGATACTGCCCCTTGGGTTAATG